GCAAAAAGATAGCCAATATCTGTTCCTCCGCCGAAGGCGGGCACTTACCGGTACATTCAGGTCCCTCCAAGTTGTGTGATACCCAAGCAGCGAGCTCTGGAAAAGCTGCTGTAGACAACGAAACGTTACTAGGATGTGCGTACGGCACGGGCTCGGGTCGATATTTCCAGTCTGCGTAGCAGTTGAGAGAGGTAAAGGAGCAACAAAGTGCCCTTGGAGCCAGTTTCGCGCAAGCCTCAAAAAACTCCTCTCGAGATCCTGCCATGACAATTTCAGCCCAGACATTCCTAGACTCAGGTACCGGACCTCGGATCGACTCCAGTCCGAGTCCTCCTGCGACAACGTCCCCATCTTTGACCGCATAAGCGTAACCCTTTTCTGGTGTACTGTAGCCGCGTACAACATTTGGGTGCCTTCCGTCCACATCGAATACACGGACATTTCTTGACTCAAATTTCCGTTCGAACATGAAGAAAGCGTGGAGATGAACTCCTCCATCTTGGTGACTTTCTCGTCCAATGATACACTCAGCTCCAAGCTCTCCAAGCATTGCAACGATCGACCAAGGATCGAGGTCTCCACACTGGGGGTATGTAAGAAGGCCATAACGGGCAGCGAAGCGGAACATGTGACTGCCACTGGAAGGTAGATAATGTTATTCTACCTTCCACTGGTGGCAGGTGGCACCTCCTATAAATATGGGCGGCCTCCCCCTTCTCACTTCGTCATGTCGTGCCCAAATTGTTCCGGCGTTTACTTAACTCCCCCTAACCCCGCCTTTATTTCCGATAAGCCCGTTAACCCCGCCATTCGGCCTCATTATTGTCCCGAGCATAACGTACATTGCTCCAGTTGCGTTCATGGCGTACGGGCGAAGAAGCTACCGGCGTACTACCACCCGTCGCAAAAGAGCTGGCTCTTCTCGCCGTTCGTATCGGCGAAAGACGTATACTCGAAAGAGAACATATGGCAGACGCAGGATGACAACACGCACAGTCCTCAACAGGACCAGCCAAAAAAAACGTGACAACATGTTGGCCTTTACCAACACCACGTTTGACAACCCCTTCGCAACCGACTATCAGCTTGGTGGAGCTGTCATGAGGTTTCCCGTCGGAAATACCTCCATCCCTAGCGAGTTCATCTACGTGTGGAATGCTACGGGCAGACCCGGCGAAAATTCGACCGGTCAACGTGGGTCCAAGCTGGACACATCCCTGCGAACTTCGGAAACTATCTTCGCCAAGGGCCTAAAAGAGAAGATCACCCTGGAAACCAATAATGCAGCCCCCTGGCATTGGCGTCGTATTTGCTTCACTAGCAAGGATGACTTCGGCGAGGCAGATCCTGACTCTTCCGCCTACTTCCGCAGGACCAGTAATGGCATGGTCCGTCTCCTCAGGGCTCAGTCTGAGGCTGAATACCTCAACGATGAGTTGTTTGAAGGCGAACGCAATGTTGATTGGCTGTCCGCCCTTAATGCGCCCTTGTCGAGGAAGCATTTCTCAATCAAGTATGACAAGACCCGCGTTCTCCGCTCGCAAAACCAAGCCGGAAACATCTTCAATTTCAACATGTGGCACAGCATGGGGCACAATATCGTCTACGCCGGTGAGCAGACCGGTGAGAGCATGGTAGACTCGGCGGTGTCGGTTTCTGGACGACCAGGAATGGGAAACTACTATGTAGTGGACATTTTCCGGAAACATGGCATTAACGATGACCAGTCTACCCTAACCTTCACTCCTGAAGCCACTTTCTTCTGGCACGAGAAGTGATTCCGTGATCTCCACGAAGTCACAATTCCCGATCATCCAATCGTGGTCCACTCCTTCGTCTTCCAACGGATTGTTGTTGCTTATGTAAATACTTGGCTTGCCCCAATCAATCAATCGTTTACCCTTGTACTTGTCAGTCGCGTAAAACTGTGACTGCGCACCCAACCAGAACTTGTATGAGTGAAAGAATTTAATCCCTCCTTGCATATCGTCGAATATCGCGTAATCGACGTCTGATACGTCCTCGTCTAGAGAGAAGAGTCCTCCAAAATAAGCGTGTCTGCCTAGACTGCGGGCCCACAGCGTCTTGCCCAATCGCGTTGGGCCGTAGAGGACTAGTGATCGTCGTCTGCCTGCTAACGTCAGCACACATACACACATCGAGGCGTCCGCGCGGCGGAGCGAGCGCGCGACTAGCCGTAGCATAGCGTTGGCAAAAAGATAGCCAATATCTGTTCCTCCGCCGAAGGCGGGCACTTACCGGTACATTCAGGTCCCTCCAAGTTGTGTGATACCCAAGCAGCGAGCTCTGGAAAAGCTGCTGTAGACAACGA